GAAGATGGATGCCTTTGGCTGTACCAGTCGGGGGCAGGCACACCGCGCCGGGCTGTGGCTGATTAAAACAGAACTGCTGGAAACGCAGACCGTGGATTTCAGCGTCGGCGCAGAAGGGCTTCGCCATGTACCGGGCGATGTCATTGAAATCTGCGATGATGACTATGCCGGTATCAGCACCGGCGGGCGCGTGCTGGCGGTAAACAGCCAGACCCGGACGCTGACGCTCGACCGTGAAATCACGCTGCCATCCTCCGGTACCACGCTGATAAGCCTGGTTGACGGAAGTGGCAATCCGGTCAGCGTGGAGGTTCAGTCCGTCACCGACGGCGTGAAGGTGAAAGTGAGCCGTGTTCCTGACGGCGTTGCTGAATACAGCGTGTGGGGGCTGAAGCTGCCGACGCTGCGCCAGCGCCTGTTCCGCTGCGTGAGTATCCGTGAGAACGACGGCGGCACGTATGCCATCACCGCCGTGCAGCATGTACCGGAAAAAGAAGCCATCGTGGATAACGGGGCGCACTTTGACGGCGACCTGAGCGGCACGGTGAATGGCGTCACGCCGCCCGCGGTGCAGCACCTGACCGCAGAAGTCACCGCAGACAGTGGGGAGTATCAGGTACTGGCGCGCTGGGACACGCCGAAGGTGGTGAAGGGGGTGAGCTTTATGCTTCGCCTGACCGTGGCAGCGGATGACGGCAGTGAGCGGCTGGTCAGCACGGCCCGGACGACGGAAACCACATACCGCTTCACGCAACTGGCGCCGGGGAACTACAGGCTGACTGTCCGGGCGGTAAATGCGTGGGGACAGCAGGGCGATCCGGCATCGGTATCGTTCCGGATTGCCGCACCGGCAGCGCCGTCTCGGATTGAGCTGACACCGGGCTATTTTCAGATAACTGCCACGCCGCATCTTGCGGTTTATGATCCGACGGTACAGTTTGAGTTCTGGTTCTCGGAAACGCGGATTGCCGATATCAGGCAGGTTGAAACCACAGCCCGCTACCTTGGCACGGGGCTGTACTGGATAGCCGCCAGTATCAATATCAAACCGGGCCATGATTATTACTTTTATATCCGCAGTGTGAACACCGTTGGCAAATCGGCATTCGTGGAGGCCGTCGGTCGGGCGAGCGATGATGCGGAAGGTTACCTGGATTTTTTCAAAGGCAAGATAACCGAATCCCATCTCGGTAAAGAGCTGCTGGAAAAAGTTGATCTGACGGAGGATAACGCCAGCAGACTGGATGAGTTTTCGAAAGAGTGGAAGGACGCTAACGATAAATGGAATGCCATGTGGGGCGTCAAAATTGAGCAGACCAAAGACGGCAAACATTATGTCGCGGGTATTGGCCTCAGCATGGAGGACACGGAGGAAGGCAAGCTGAGCCAGTTTCTGGTTGCCGCTAACCGTATCGCGTTTATTGACCCGGCAAACGGGAATGAAACGCCGATGTTTGTGGCGCAGGGCAACCAGATATTCATGAATGACGTGTTCCTGAAACGCCTGACGGCTCCCACCATTACCAGCGGTGGCAGTCCTCCGGTATTTTCCCTGACATCAGACGGAAAGCTGACCGCTAAAAATGCGGATATCAGTGGCAGTGTGAATGCGAACGCCGGGACGCTCAACAATGTCACGGTAAATGAAAACTGTACGATTAAGGGCATGCTGGAGGCGAATCAGGTCAGAGGTGATTTTGTTAAAACAGTATCCAAATCATTCCCGAAAAAGGCTGGTACGTGGGGTAACACGGAAACACCAGACGGGACGGTTACAGTCACCATCAGCGATGATCATAACTTTGACCGTCAAATCATTATTCCGCCCATTATCTTTAACGGTATAGCGTATGATGATCCGGGAAGTGGTGATAACCCGGGAGGTACAAGGTACACGGGGTATGGTTTTGAAGTTCGCAAAAACGGCGTATTAATCGCATCCAGAGAAACTAAAGGGGCCATTCCCGGTAGTTACAGTGCGGTTATTGATATGCCGAGTGGCAGGGGAAGCGTCACTCTGGAGTTTAAGATTTTCCAGAAAGGCAATCAGGGGGCAGGCAATATCACCGACTGTACGGTGATTGTGACCAAAAAGGCTGCTTCCGGCATCAGTATTCGTTGAAATTGTTATAACCCCAATAAAGGGCGTCAGGAATGACGCCTTTTTTATTGCAGAAAAGCGAGAGGTAATTATGCGTAAAGTTTGTGCAGCCATTTTGTCCGCAGCCATCTGTCTGGTCGTATCCGGTGCGCCTGCATGGGCGTCTGAACATCAGTCCACGCTGAGCGCGGGGTATCTTCATGCCTCGACGAACGTTCCCGGCAGCGATGATCTTAACGGGATTAACGTGAAATACCGCTATGAGTTTACGGACACGCTGGGGATGGTGACGTCATTCAGCTATGCAGAAGACAAGAATCGCCAGCTGACTCATTACAGCGATACCCGCTGGCATGAAGATTCCGTGCGTAACCGCTGGTTCAGCGTGATGGCGGGGCCGTCTGTGCGCGTGAATGAATGGTTTAGCGCGTATGCGATGGCGGGTGTGGCTTACAGCCGTGTTTCGACTTTCTCCGGGGATTATCTCCGCGTAACTGACAACAAGGGGAAAACGCACGAAGTGCTGACCGGAAGTGATGACGGTCGCCGCAGCAACACGTCTCTGGCGTGGGGGGCTGGCGTGCAGTTTAACCCGACCGAATCCGTGGCCATTGATATTGCTTATGAAGGCTCCGGCAGTGGTGACTGGCGCACTGACGGTTTCATCGTGGGTGTCGGTTATAAATTCTGATTAGCCAGGTAACACAGTGTTATGACAGCCCGCCGGTTCAGGCGGGCTTTTTTGTGGGGTGAATATGGCAGTAAAGATTTCAGGTGTACTGAAAGACGGTGCAGGTAAACCGGTACAGAACTGCACAATCCAGCTGAAAGCAAAACGTAACAGCACCACGGTGGTGGTGAACACGGTGGCCTCAGAAAATCCGGATGAAGCCGGGCGTTACAGCATGGACGTTGAGTACGGTCAGTACAGCGTTATTCTGATGGTGGAAGGCTTCCCGCCATCGCATGCCGGGACCATCACCGTGTATGAAGATTCCCGACCCGGTACGCTGAATGATTTTCTCGGTGCCATGACGGAGGATGATGCCCGTCCGGAGGCACTGCGCCGTTTTGAGCTGATGGTGGAAGAGGTGGCGCGTAACGCGTCCGCAGTGGCACAGAACACGGCAGCCGCGAAGAAGTCAGCCAGCGATGCCGGCACATCAGCCCGTAAGGCGGCAACCCATGCGACTGATGCTGCAGGCTCAGCACGTGCAGCCAGCACATCAGCCGGGCAGGCCGCGACGTCGGCTCAGTCAGCGTCTTCCAGCGCAGGAACGGCATCAACAAAGGCTACTGAAGCATCAAAAAGTGCTGCCGCTGCAGAGTCCTCAAAAAGCGCGGCGGCTACCAGTGCCGGTGCGGCGAAAACGTCAGAAACGAATGCTGCAGCGTCACAAAAATCTGCAGCTACTTCTGCATCCACCGCGACCACGAAAGCGTCAGAAGCTGCCACCTCAGCCCGGGATGCGGCGGCCTCAAAAGAGGCAGCGAAATCATCAGAAACGAACGCATCATCAAGTGCCAGTAGTGCAGCTTCCTCGGCAACGGCGGCAGGAAATTCCGCGAAGGCCGCAAAAACGTCTGAGACGAATGCGGATAACAGCGCACAGGCGGCAGCGGCCTCACAAACTGCATCGGCAAACTCCGCGACAGCAGCCAAAAAATCAGAAACCAACGCGAAAAATAGCGAGGCAGCAGCAAAGAGCAGCGAAACAAACGCTAAAGCCAGCGAAACTAATGCTAAATCCAGTGAAACAAACGCGGCGAAATCTGCGGCGGACGCACTTAATTATCGCAACCAGGCGCAAGTAATTGTTGGCGATAATATCGGTCTTGGCTCAGCCCCGCGTGATTGTCCTGATATTTCCGGCAACCCATCAGGGTATATCGGATTTATGCGCATTATGAGTAATGCAAAAGGCTTTCCATCGATTGCATCCGGTGAAAGCAGTCTTACGGGGTTTATTAGTCAGGTAGATGGAACACCAGCGTATACAGGTGTATTTCAGGGATGGGCTACGCGCTCGCTTTATACCTATCGCTGGAGTCCGACAACAGGCCCGCAATGGACACGCCACGCTCGCAAAAATGAAGTGGACCGTCTTGACCAATGGAATAGCGAAACATGGTTATATAACCATGATAAATCCATGCGCCTGGGTTTAACCGGATCAACATGGGGGTGTTACAGCGACACACAAAAAAAATGGATACCACTTGATGTTTCTCATGGTGGTACTGGTGCGGCAACTATTGATGGTGCCAGAACTAATCTTGGATTAGGCAGGAGCAATAGCCCTCAACTTAACAGTCTATTTCTTGATAGATATAGTGATTCGACCAGTACATACACATCTAGTGGTATTCTCCATACAAGACTGTTAGCAACTGACAGCACTGTGCGTCTTGGTGCTGATATGTATGTTGAGACTTTATCAAATGAGCCAGGTCAATTAACAATAAGGTTTACATACGATGGTTCAACTGGTGCTTCAAAATATCTAAACCTTAACTCAGAAGGTAATTTAATTGTAGATAGTGCGATACTGAAATCAACGGTTGAAAAACCTTTACAAATAAGGAGCGCTAACCCAGCAATAAGATTTAATGAAACAGATCGCCCGGCTAACACGCCCACTTATACTCTCATTGCTAATGCTGGCGACTGGTTTATTCAGAAACGCGATTATGATGATGCCGGAAGCGTTAGTAACGCAATTGCATATAATTTCGCAAACGACAGAATTGATGTGC